ACCCATATCCTTCAAGAATTTGAATGTCCGTCTGACTTGCATTAGTACTTCTGTTGCCTCCACTTGCATCTGGGTATATGTAAATCTTGTTCATAGGATATCTGGCTTTGATCTCTTGAGCAATAGAATCTGTATCGTGACTGCCACTAATCTCATCAAATATTAACAATTTTTGATTTTGGACAATACCTATGACGCAGTTCATGTTGGATATATTGAAATCCAAGCCGATTCTCAGGGGTTCAAGGCCAATATCAGGTTTGACATTAGTAATATTGTTTTCTCTAGTAAAGCGATCATATACTTGCCCAGTAGTTAAATTAATAAACTCTCCATTGAGATAAGCTTGCAACATTGATGGGTCATAGTTGCTTTGCATACGTTCAATGAAGTCACTAGGCAAATGTGGGTTGTCCTGTGTCCTCATCTTTATTAACTGCCTATCAGTTCTCTCCTTTGCCTCATCTGTACCAAAGGTGTTATATAACCATCTGAATCCCTCTGGTGTACTAGCTGCACAAAACTGGCGAACATTACCAGCCCTTAGTCGTCCCAGTATTTTTGGGAAAGCTTTATCTGCTATAGCTGGTGAAACAACATCTATTTCATCAACAAGAACATGGCTCAAGTTCAAACCAATAATTCTAGACCAGTTCTCGAAGCTGCGGCATAAAAGCTTGCTATCACCTTCCTTAAAATGCAAAGTATATTCTGGAAGCGGACTAGCTCTGAAAGTATATGGAATTTCATACTGCTCAAGAAACAACTCAAAGTCTGTCTGCCAAATATCTCTCAAAAGCGGTTGTGTTGGCTCCATAACAGCACCGATAAAACCTATGTTCTGGGCTGCAAGCTTTACAGCGACACTACATAAAGCTCTTGTCTTACCAGCACCATATCCAGCACTAAGGCCAACGATCTCATTCTGATTATCAAAGAACAATTTTTGCTGTGGGTGTAAATCTGTTCTAATACGATCTAATAGCTCATCAGTATCAATATCAACATATCGACTACCAACATGATCTAATACAGAACCTTCTTTGTTCAGTATGCTCAAGACATCACCTGACCGACCTTTGCCATTGAGTTTATACAGCCCAAAGCCACTGTTAGCTGCCCTGATTTCCTAGCCTCTTTTGCCAGTGATGCGTATTGAGCTAGAACTTCAGCCGTAAATTGTCTGCGGTCAATATCAAAGTCTTGTTTCAAGATCACAGTTGCCTCTTGAATATATCTGTCTATTGATCTTTGACTAACACCCCACTCAGTTGATGCAAACTGACTTATTTCTGATCGAACAGTACCAACAGACAAAAGCTTTGCAACTTTGTTCACTCTGAACTCATGCTCATTCTTGCTAGTTCTGCCGTTAGACACTATGGAATTATGGTTTTTTATATTCTAAATGTA